TGAGAAAGCAGTATTTGCTGATTTGACAGATGTAATATACTGGAGAGTAGATTCTACTAAAGACTCTGAAACCTTAACAGGTGATACATGGACATTTGATCCACGACCAGGAAAGGCCAGTAATCCTAGTCCGACTGATTCGGCATCCGACGTTGATCCAACAACTGGCTTCTCCTGGGATATTGGAACTAATGGTACTACAATGAATATGGAGTTAGGAGGAAGTAGTCTTCTTTCTGGAACTACAGACACTATCTATTCAATGACTAGCGATTTGTTTGATTGGGAAGACAATGTTAGTTGGCGAGTAGACACTACTAATTTTTATGGCACAACGACTGGAGATACATGGACTTTTACTGCTCTTGAGTTAGACCATCTTCGTATTACATATAACACTATTGATGGTGGAAGTGGTCCTTATGATGGTGGAACTGAAGGTACAGACTTTACTTACTCTGGTTTAAACAATGTAATAACAGTTAAGCGTTTAGTCGCTGCTGCCAAAGATAGAATTTATTATGAACAACTTGGAGATGAATAATGTCGGCTTCTAATTATTTAGAGCTTGAAATTTTAGATCATATTTTTGATGTGGGAAGTTACACTGCTCCTAATCCTTATTTAGCTTTGTGTACGGCTGACCCCACTGATGCTGGAACAGGTGCTTCAATGAATGAAGTAGCCAATTCTAATGCCTATGCTAGAGTAGATGCTAGTGGTGCTTTTGGTACAGCAGCAGCTACAGGTTCTATTGAGAATGATGCAGCTATTACTTTTCCAGAAGCTACTGGATCATGGGGTACTGTTACATATTTTGCTATTGTAGATAGTGGAACACATGGAGCAGGAAACCTATTATTTAGTGGGGCATTGACAGCTTCACGGGCTATTAGTAATGGAGACACTCCTAGATTTGCTGTTGGTGAATTGTCGATAACTTGTGAGTAGGAATAGATAATGTCAGTTGTTTTAAATGGTTCGACACAATATTTGGATTTAGAGAACGCAGCAGCTAATCTAACTGGTGGAACAATGTTTCCATGCTCGGTTAGTTGTTGGATGAAGACCACTGACTTAGATCAAACATCAGCATTAGTTAGTATTGATGATGGATCGTCTAAACAGAACATTTCTCAGTTTCGTGGTAGTGTTGCTGGAGATTATGTTGCGGCTGCTTGTTATGATGGAGCATGGGATTTAGCAATTAGTTCTACTGGAGTTAGTAGTGGAACATGGACTCATGTTCTTGTTGTATTTAATTCTGCGACTGACAGACGTGTTTACATTGATGCTAGTAAACAAACTGATTCTGGGTCATGTTCTTCTAGTTCTGGTGCTGGTGGTGACATAGGAATTGGCTGTAGATTTCCACAAGGAACTCCATCACTTTATTTTGGAGGGAAGATAGCTGAAGTAGCAGTTTGGGACATGGCTCTTACGGATGCAAATGCTACATCTCTTGCAGGTGGTTCGGCTACAGATTCTATACAATCTAGTAATTTGGTTTATTACTGGTCTTTGTATGGAGATGCTAATTCAGATGGTGGTTCAATCGGAACTAATTTAACAGAATATAATTCTCCTACGTATGATACAGGAGATCATCCAATTGCAGTAGGTGCTACTTATGTAGAACTCGCTGGAACTTCTTCGTTAACATTTGGTTCAACTGCTTCTATTGCAGAATATGTATCTCTAGCTGGTTCAACTGGATTAACATTTGGTAGTACATCAGCATTAACTGGATATGTTTCTGTTGCTGGAAGTAGTGGAATTACATTTGGAAATGATGTAAGCATTTTAGTCTTTGGTCCTCCGAGTGGAGATAAACTAGAGAAATATGTTAGAAGATTAGTTGGATGTGGAAATGATAGTTTTTTCTATGAGGATTTATGATGAGTGCAGGAGACTTGGTAGCATTAAGTGATTCTGTTGGTGATATTGATACTTCAGATAAGTTGGTAATGTTTGAAGCATTCCAAAAAGTATTTGTGGTGAATGGAGCTAATCTCAAAGTTGCTGACTTTGTTAATACTAAACTAACTCATGGTGCGTTAGCTACGCCACATGCAAAAGGTGATACTCTTACTCAGGCTACTAGTAATGCTGTAATGATTGTGGATTTTACTAATGCTGCTAAAACTGCTACTTATGGGTATGTTACTTCTGGCACTTTTGATGCGACTCATGAAGTAACTGGTGATGGTTCTGGTTCGGCATTTACTCCTTCGGCTGTAACTAATAATCCACATTGGTATGATTGGACTCCCTACCAGAATGATACTACTACCTATGGGACTATGCCAGAGAAAGCTTATCTTGGTTGTCTCTATCGTGGTAGATGTGTTCTAGCTGGTAATCCTAATTATCCGTATCAATGGTACATGAGTGAGGTAGCTGATCCTTGGAACTGGGCTTATGGTTCTAATGATGCTTTGTCACCTATCTATGGAGGTGCAGGAAAAGCTGGTGAGCTAGGAGATATTGTACGGGCTTTGATTCCATATCAGGATGAGTATCTTCTGTTTGGTTGTGCTAATTCTATCTGGGCCTTAAGAGGCGATCCTGCTGACGGTGGTTCCTTGACTCCACTAAACGAAACTATAGGAGTTTTTGGAAACCAGTCCTGGTGCTTTGATAGCGGGATGAATCTGTTCTTTACAAGTAAGAATGGTATTCATAGAATCCCTTATGGTTTTGGTCCTGTTGAAAATATTTCACAGTTTGTTCTTCCAAACCTAATTGAAGATACCGCACTTGATCCTACACAGCACTTAGTAGTTATGGGATATGATAGAGAACGAGATGGAATTCTTATCTCAATCACCACTATTGCTGATGGAACAAATGTTAATTACTGGTATGATTTAAATACTAAGGGATTTTACTTAGAAGAATATCCCACTGTTTGTGGCGTGTACTCGATGTACTTTTATTCTGCAAATGATGATACATATAGAAAGTTGCTGCTTGGTTCGACTGATGGGTTTATACGAACCTTTGATAAAGATACAACGAATGATGCCACGACTAATGGAACTCAAGCAATTTCAAGTGAACTTCTTCTTCCAATCTTAGAAACTACCGAAGCAGACGACACACTAAAGATTAATGATATGTCAGTTGTCACTGCTGGTGGATCAGCGGGTGGAAGTGAAAACGATACTAATTCAGTTACAATTGAAATCTTTACTAATGATGATGCAGAAGCAGTACTAGAAGCAGTGGAAGATGGAGATACTCCGTTACATACTGATACTATTACTGGTCCTGGTCGAGCTAATAGACTTAGAAATAGAACAAGAGGAAAAGCTATTGGAATCAAATTGTCTAATAGTGATGCTTCATCTACGTGGAGTATTGAAAGAATTTCAGCCAATATTAATCAGGTGTAAAATATGGCAACAAAAACAGGAACATCAACATATGGTAAGGGAGCAATGTCAGCTATGGATCAAGCAAATGCTGCTGCTGCCAAAAGAGAACAAGAGATTAGAGACATCTTTGATGAGATTATTGGAGTCTATTCTCCAGGTGGTGCGTTTGGTCAAGGTACTGAAGCTATGCTTAATAGACAAGAGCAGAAGTATTTGGGAAGTGCAACTCAGAATGCAATTTCATCTGGATTGTTCAACACTTCTATGATGTCTGCCCTTCCAAAGAAATTTGAGGAAGAGGTTGCAATGCCTACAAGGGCTACCTTAGAAGATGTCAGAATGCAAGCATATACAGGAGCATTGGGTCAGAAAGCTGATTTCATTAATAGCATTACTGAGTCTACTCCATCGTTTGAAACAATTGCTAGTTTAACTGCACAAGGAGCGGCTGGTGAACCAAGTCTTAATGATTGGTTAGCTAATAACTTTGCATTGCCTGCGTCAACTTCAGCAACTTCAAAACCTACTAGTACGGGACAGACTGCTGATGAAATGCAAAAAATTAAAGAGAAGTTGGCTTCTTATCAAGCTCCTAGTGTTACTTTCAAACCACTTAATAGTCCTGCTTCGTCTGGAAGTACTTCTTCGCTTGGAACTGGAG